AATTGCGTATTTCCGAAATCGCGCTGGAGTCATTCCCGGCACGATCCGCCCGGCCCGGCTCCGGTCCGGCTCCGGTCGGCGTTTCCTCCCCCACCTCGGCCCGGTTGCCCTTGCGGGTGGCCGGGCCTTTTTTGTTGCCTGACAATAGGACGCAACCGCGGGCCGCTTTCCCAAACAGGAGTCCCAAACGGCAGACGGCGACCCCGAAGGATCGCCGTCGTCGAGTGGCCTAAAACGCCAGCGGCCAGCGCGCCAATCATCAACGGATCAAGGTCAAGTTCGCGAGCGAGACGGGCGTGTTTCTTTCGGTCCGGCACAATCAGTTGACGGACGTTTAACCATCAATTAACTTCTGCCGCCATGAGCGATATTGGCATGGCGAAGGCCCGCGAGGCCGCTGGCGGCAAACACGGCAAAGACGTCGATATTGCGCGCCTTCTGAAGATCAGCCCCGCTGCGGTCAGTCAATGGGGTGGCGTGGTTCCGCCCGATCGCGCCATCGAGATCGAGGAGCTGACCGAAGGGCGATTTACCCGGCACGACATTCGCCCCGACTATTTCGGCGCCCGGCCGCCCTCGCCTCGCCGCCAGCCCCGGAAGAAGGCTGCTTAGGCGATGCCACGCAAGGCCCAGCGCGGCCGGCGCCCCGTCCGATGGACGGGCGAGGAGGTGGCGGGGCTTCGCGAGGCTTACTGCGATCTGAACCAGAAGACCGCGACGATTGCCGCGCGATACGACGTGCACTTCTCGCGCATCACCCAGCTTGCCCATCGACACGGCTGGCCGCTCCGTCGCGTCGGCCGCCCGCCGAAGCCGAACGGGATCCGCTCGATGACCCCGCAGCAACGCACCGCGTACTTCAAGCTGCGGACGATCATGCCGGCCGCCGACGCCCTCGCCGAGGTGTACCGGTGATGCGGTCATCATCAATCAATACCGGGCAGGCCGACGGCTCCAGCGTGGGGCTCGACCTCCGTCGTCCTGACCGGCCGGCGCGGGGCAGGGGTGCCTCGCGCCATCTTCTCATTGCGAGCGGCCCGGCCACATCGTTCCCCGCGATGGTGGCCGCGCTCGCCTGCGGCGGTCGGTGCGTATGTGCCGGCCGCCGCAACAATCAGAGCGCCGCCGTCGATAGCTCTCCGAGGACGGTCGGCGTAGGCCTCGCGGTGTTCACCAGTATCCGCCGCGGGGCCGCACCCTTGAGCGTCCAGCCCGCCGCCCGACTGGTGGCAGTCTCTTCCGGCAGGATGCCTCGCGGCGGCGCCATCTCCCCCCGGCGTCGCCGCGCCCCTTTCGATAGGGAATTATATAGATGACTCCCTTGGCTCTTGATTTGTTCTGCGGAGCGGGCGGCGTCTCGGAGGGTCTGCGCCGGGCGGGCTTCGATGTCGTCGGCGTCGATATCAAGCGACAGCTGCGGTACCCGTTCACTTTCGTGCGGGCCATTCCGCCCGCCTATTCGGAGTTCATCGCTCGCGCCGCAATGAAAAACGGGGCGAGGGAGTGAAGTATATAATTCCCAAAGGAAATCGATCATGGCTGACAAATCTACCCGCCTGCCAACTCTGCAGGTCGTCTTTGGCGGCGCCGCCAGCGAGGCCACTAACAGGGAGATCGAGCAGATTTCCGCAGGCGTGGCCGCCGCGAACAAGAAGAAAGCCAAGGCCGAGGAGCGCAAGACCAACGTGCCCGATGAGGTCAAGGTTTGGAATTGGCAGGCGATCAACGACGCCATCGTCGTGCGTAAGGCCGTCGAACAGGAGTTGAAGAAGGCGAAGAGCATCGAGGCAGCGTGTTGGTCGACCGCCAAAAGCGACGGCTGCAACATCACGGCTTTTCAGCGCGTGCTTCGTGAGGAGAAGATCGACTCCGACGAGTTCGATCTCGACATGCGCGAGGCCGCCTATGTCGCGAGGCTCGTCGGCTCTCCCTTGGCCGAATCCAGCTTCATGCGCATCCTCGACTATGCCGACAAAGTGAACCACTACACGCAGGGCTTCACTGCCGGTAAGGCTGGCGACGACCTAGCCAATTGCGCGCACCAGCCCGGCACGGTCGAGTTCGAGAAGTACGAGAAGGGCTGGCGCGACGGCCAGGCCAAGATTGCCGAGGGATTGGGTCGCGGCAAGAAGGCAACCGCCAAGGCAAAGGCCGATGCCGCTGCGGCAGAGGTCAACTGATGCCGAGCGTCTTGGGGCTCGATCTGGCGAGTCACACAGGCTGGTGCCTTGTGACATCGATGGATTGCGTCCCAAGGTTCGGCTGGTGGGATGCGCCGGACGAAAAGTTCGGCGTCTACAAAAAGCGCTTCGCCGCCCTGCACATCTGGCTCGATGAAATGCACGCGATCTATCAGTTCGACGGCATCGCGTTCGAGTGCCCGATCAAGACGCGGACGGACAAAATGAACACGCTGCGCCTGCTGCTGGGCTTCTCCTGCGTCGTCGAAGAGTTCGCCGGCCTGATGGAGGACCATCTTGGTCAGCGGTTCCCGTGCATGGAGGTGGCCGTCCCCGACGTGAAGAAGGCGCTGACAGGCGACGCCTTCGCCTCAAAGGCCGATATGAAGCACGCGGCGACTCGATTGGGCTGGCGCGTCGCCGATGCCGACCAGGCCGACGCCGGGTCCGTCGCCTTCACCGCCTTCGCGAACTTCTGGCCCGAGCTGGCGGCCGGATCATGAACGACGCCGCCGCCTCCTACTTCGTGGCGATCAAGGCACGCCGGCTGCTCGGGCTGCTGCGCGCCGAGTGGTGGGCACAGGAGGAGGATTGCTTCGACCTTGTCCTAGCGGCTGCGCTGGCGAGGTTGGCGGCACTTTCCGAACTTAGGAGGGGAGCGTAATGAAAGACGGTTATCAGGCATTTCTGGCGTCCAAGCGCCCGCGAGCCCACGCGACAGGGATTGATGCTCCATCACTCAATCCGGAGCTATTCGATTTCCAAGCCGCGTGCGTTGACTTCGCGCTTCGGCAGGGGCGGTGCGGGCTCTATCTCGATACCGGCTTAGGCAAGACGTTCTGTCAGCTTGAGTGGGCAGACAAAGCGATGCGTGCCAGCAATGGCCGCGCGCTGATCCTGACGCCGCTCGCAGTCGCACGGCAAATGGAGCGCGAGGCGCACGCCCGAGGCTACGACGCCCGCGTGATCCGCGATCAGTCGGAGGCCAAAACGGGTATCAACATCTGCAACTATGACCGGCTGGACAAGATCGACCCGGATGCGTTTGGCGTCGTGAGCTTAGACGAAGCCAGCATCCTCAAAAACTTCAGCGGCAAGACGACCCGCGCGCTGATTTCGACCTTCCGCGATCATCGTTTCAAGATGGCCGCGACGGCGACGCCGGCCCCGAACGATCATATGGAGCTAGGCCAGCAGTCCGAGTTCTTGGGCGCGATGAACGGGAATGAAATGCTTTCCCGGTTTTTCATCAACGACGCATCGACGGCCTCGCAGACATGGCGGCTAAAGAAGCACGCCGAAACATCCTTTTGGGAGTGGATGGCGTCATGGTCGCGGATGGCTCAGTCGCCTGAGGATTTGGGATACGACGGCGCGCGGTTCGTGCTGCCGGCGCTGAACATCATTCGACACCGGGCAGCCTATGGCGAGGTCAAGCCAATGGAAGGCAGCCTGTTCGCTCTGGAAATGTCCGCCACGTCGATGCACGCCACCAAGCGACAGACGGCCGGCGCCAGGGCAGATGAAGCGGCGCGGCTAGTCTCCACAAGCTCGCAGCCGTGGGTCGTCTGGTGCGACACCGATTACGAGGCCGACGCTCTGGCCGACCGCATCCCCGGCGCTATCGAGGTGCGCGGCTCCATGCCGATTGAGCGCAAGGAGGAAAACCTTGCAGCGTTCGCGGACGGTTCGGCCCGCGTCATCATCACAAAGCCCAGCGTCGCCGGCATGGGGCTCAACTGGCAGCACTGCGCCCGCATGGCGTTCGTGGGCCGCAGCTTCTCATACGAGGCTTGGTATCAGGCCGTTCGCAGGTGCTGGCGCTTCGGCCAAACGAAGCCCGTCGAGGCTCACATAATCGTTGCCGAGGGCGAAGATCAAATCGGCCGCGTCATCGACCGGAAGGCCGACGAACACGCCAGCATGAAGCGCGCGATGGCCGCCGCGATGAAGCGCGCCACGACACAGGCCACGCGCCGCATGGTTGAATACACGCCAAATCACAAGGGGAGGACACCGGCATGGCTACGATCCGCTGCTTAGGGTGCGGCGTCACCTTCGATGCTTACTCGCCGCCATGTCGCCCGCGCAAATACTGTTCCGTTGCGTGCGGCAGATATTCTCAGGTCGGCGCGAAGCAATCGGACGAGCACATTGGAAAGCGCAAGAGGTTCGGGGCCGACCATCCGTTATGGGTTGGCGACGCCGTTAGCGAGAAGGGCGGCCGGACCCGCGCATTACGCGCATATCCGTCACCTCTGGCTTGTGAGAGATGCGGCAGAAAGAACCACCGACTTGATCGTCACCACAAAGACGGCAACACGGCCAACAATGCGCGCGACAACATCGCCAGCATTTGCCGCAAGTGTCACATGACCGCCGACGGGCGGATAAATCGTATGAGGGAGGTCCGCTATGGTCATTCGTTGCCTCGGTGAAAATCACGGAGATCGTTACACCGCTTATTGGGGTGATTGCGTCGATGTAGTCGGCCAGTTGCCTGACAGCAGCATCGACTTTTCCGTCTACTCGCCGCCGTTCGGCTCGCTGTTCGTCTACTCCGAAAGCATCTCGGATATGGGCAACAGCACTGACGAGCAATTCCGCGATCAGTACGCTTTCCTCGTCCGCGAAAAGCTGCGCGTGACCAAACCCGGCCGACTGACCGCCGTGCATTGCTCCGACCTGCCGCTGACCAAGTGGAAGGACGGCGCAGTCGGCATTAAAGATTTCAGCGGCGACATCATCAAAATCCATGAGGAGGCCGGATGGATACTTCACTCGCGCCGCACCATCTGGAAATGCCCCGTCACCGAGATGACCCGGACCAAGCATGTCGGCTTGCTCTACAAGCAACTGAAGAAGGACAGCAGCAAGAGCCGGGGCGGGATGCCGGATTACTTGATGACGTTCATCAAGCCGGGCGACAATGCGGAACATATCACGCACGACCCATCTGATTTCCCCGTTGAACAGTGGCAGGAATGGGCGTCGCCGGTATGGATGAGAGTCAACCAGACGCGCGTTCTGAACGTCAAGGCCGCGCGCAACGCCAACGACGAGCGCCACCTGTGCCCGCTACAGCTCGACGTGATCGACCGCGCGCTGGTCATGTGGTCCAACCCCGGCGACGTGGTCCTGAGCCCGTTCATGGGCATCGGCAGCGAAGGCTATTGCTCACTGAAGGCAAAGCGTCGCTTTGTCGGCGTTGAACTGAAAAAGGAGTATTACGGGCAGGCTTGCAGGACGTTGACGGACGTGGAGGCCAGCGCCGCCACTCTCTTTGACGACATGGCTGCATAGATGGCCGCAGCGAGACCCGATACCTGGATGCCGCTTTACATCGGCGACTATCTGGCCGACACGCTGCATCTGACCAAGGAGCAGCATGGCTCGTACCTGTTGCTGATCTTCGCGCTGTGGCGGGCCGGAGGATCGATCCCCGACGACGACCGCCGCCTGGCCGCCATCGCCAAGACCTCACCGAAGGAATGGAAAGCCGATCGCGCGACCATGGAAGAGTTCTTCGTGGTTGAGGATGGCGTCTGGCGGCATAAGCGGGTCGACGCCGAGCTTGCCGCCGCCCAGGGCTTTATCACTCAGCGCAGCGACGCGGGCAGGGCGTCGGCTGAGAAGCGAAAGCGGCAACGAGCGTTCAACGAGCGTTCAACAAAACAGCCAACGGAAGGTCAACGAGAGGGGCAACGGGAAGGCAAGACATCACCTTCACC